GAGTACTTAATGAACCCTTATAGAGTTTTCCGCTTTGATTGATCCGGGTAAGCTAGATAGAAGGATTACCTTACAAAGTGCGAGCGTAAGTACGGACGGCTTCGGCCAGGCTGTACGCACGTATAGCACCTTAGCGCAGGTATGGGCCCAAGTAGATTATAGAGGAGTCCCTAAAGAGGGGGAAGATACCGAGAAGCTAACCAGCGTAAATAAGGTGCGCTTTACAATACGCTACCGCAGCGACGTAGACGCCACAGTAAAGATAAGCTGGGGCGGTAAGACTTACGAAATTGAAGGCGTAAGCTTAGAGGGTAGAGAGCGCTACCTTATTATAGATACTGTACTAAGGGACTGATGGCGTTAGTAGTTACTCAAAGCGGCGGGGTTTTAAATGCTAAAAAAGAGGGCATTTACTTTGAGGTACGCGATTTAGAAAAAGCTCTAAAGAAGCTAAAAGCCTTAGAGGATATAGACCGCAAGAAAGCACGCCAATTTAAGGCGGGTATTCGTAAGGCGGCTAAGCCTTTAGTAAAAGCTGTAAAGAGCTCTATTAAAGACTCCGATAAAAGCAGCGTAAGTACTAGAACAGTAAAGAAGAAAAACAAAGAGAGCACCGTAACTAATAAGAGCGGTAACCTTAGAAGGTCTATAGCTTTTATACCTTCTAAAAAGAAAGGAGCGCTTTTAGGTTATGTAGGTGCAAGGTTCGGAAAAAAAGCAGGTAAGACCTTCGACGGGTATTACGCAGCTATAGTAAACTACGGACTAAGAAGAGGTAAGGCTAAGGCCGAAGCAAAAGAAAAACGTAACATAGGTTACGCAGAAAAGGGCTACGCTAAAGCCGTAGCGCAAACACAAGCGCAGCTCTTACTAGAGGTGCAAAAAATACTAAAGCAAAGCTTATACCAGCTTACTAGATAATGACGGAAGGAAAAGCTATTTACTCAATACTAACCAGCGACAGCGACGTAAGCGCTATCGTAGGTACTCGCGTTTACCCGCAGATAGCAGCGCAGGGCGCAGCTTTCCCTTTTGTAGTATATGTATTACAAGATACTAGCCCTAGCGATACTAAGAGCGGGGTAAGCACCTTAGACGAGGTGCGCTACGATATTGTACTAGCTAGCGAAACTTACGCAGAGGCTAGCGACCTAACTAATAAAATACGAACCGCTCTAGATCGTTATACCGGTACGGTAGCAGGTGTAGTTATTGACTCTATACAGTTTATAGACTTAGACGCAGATAACGACCCAGGTACCGAGACTTTCGTAACGAGCTCGGAGTATATAATAAGAGTTAAGCGATGAAAATAACACTAACGAAAAAAGTAACCTTACCTAGTGGTAAGAAGCTAGACAAAGGTCTAACTTTAAACGTAGTAAACGAATACGGCCAAGAGCTTATAGAAGCTGGTAAGGCTGTAGAATTTGGGGCAGAGGCCCCGGCAATAATTGAAGAACAATTAAATAATCTAGATTAAAATGGCAACTACTGGTATTATGAATGGAACCCTTTTAGGGGTTTACGCAGGGTCTACTCTAATAGCGCACGCTACCGAGGGCTCTATTTCTTTGTCAATGGACACAAGAGATGCAACTACTAAAGACTCAAGCGGCACGCGCTCGCTATTGGAGGCTACTAAATCGGGTACTATTTCGGTATCTGCTTTGTACGCTGAAGATGCAGCTTACGGCGTCGATGATCTTATGACAGCTTGGAGCGGACGCACTCAGCTTACAGTTAAATTTTCTACCGAGGTATCGGGAGACCATTACTGGTCTGCTGCTGCTTACGTAACTTCTTTAGAGGTTTCTAGTGGTATGGAAGATAACGTAACGTACTCGGCTACATTCGAGCTTACGGGAGCTATTACCTACTCTACTGTAGCGTAATAATAGAATAACACAAACACATAAAGCAAATGGTAAAGAGAGTTAAAATAGGAGGGGAAGAAAGAGCTGTAAAGTTCGGCTTCGCCGCGCTAATGCAATTTACGGACGCTACCGGGTATACCCTAGCGCAGCTGGATTCTATAGGAGACAGCCTAACATTAAGCCAAGCTATAGAGCTTATTAAGGCAGGGCTTAAGCAAGGCGCTAGAGTAGAGGGCGAAAAGTTTAACGCTACTACGGAAGAGGTAGCCGACTGGCTAGACGATGCCCCCGGAGCTTTAGAGGAAGTGCTAGCAATCTTTACCGAAAGCTTTACACCTGCAAAAAAGTAGAAGGGGCTAGGGGCCAGTCGGGCCCCGATGCCCCTCTTACTTTTGACCGCTGCGAAGAGATAGCCCTAGGTTTACTAGGTTATAATTACAGCGAGTACTTACAGCTTACCCCGCGCAGCCTTAATAACGCTGTAGCGGGTTTTAGTGAAAAGAGGGAAGCAGAAAGCCGCGAGCTTTGGGAGATAATGCGAAGCCAAACGGTAACGCTAGTAAACCTCCAGCTACCGAAAGGCAAAAGAGTAAAACCGAAGGAGCTCTATAAATTTCCTTGGGACTATACACAAAAAGCAGGGCCACAACTAACTAAAGCGGAAGCTAAAGCAATACTAGCGAAATGGCAAAAAAGAGCAACATAAGTACTAACATTGCGATAGGTGCAAACCTTAGCGGACTTACTAGAGGCTTAAAGGTAGCCGGTAGTAAAATGCGCCGTTTTGGTTCGCAAGCTAAAAGCTTAGGAATGAACCTAAGCCGTAGTATTTCCGCTCCGCTTATTGGCTTAGGTGCTATTTCCGTTAAAACCTTCTCCGGCTTTGAGGCCGAGATGAGTAAGGTAAAGGCCGTATCGGGAGCCACTACTAAAGAATTTAAAGCACTAGAGGCCCAAGCAAAAAAGCTAGGGGCTTCTACTACGTTTACAGCTAGCGAGGTAGCAGGTCTGCAAACCGAGTTCGCTAAGCTTGGTTTTACGGCTAGAGAAATAGATAAGGTTACCGAGAGCACCCTATACCTAGCGCAAGCTGGCGGGGCTGAGCTTGGCCGGGCTGCTGAGGTAGCAGGTTCTACCCTTAGAGCTTTCGGACTCGCAGCCGAAGAGACCGGTATGGTTACCGACGTAATGGCTAAGAGCTTCGCGACCAGCTCCCTAGATATGGAGAGCTTCGCCGAGGCTATGAAGACTGCGGCACCTATTGCTAAGGCTACCGGCGTAAGTATAGAGGAAGCTAGCGCAATGCTAGGAGCTTTAGCGAACAACGGTATAAAGGGCTCTATAGCAGGAACCGCTCTAAAGAAAATACTTAGCGAGCTGCACCAGGAAGGTAAGCCAATGCGCCAAACCTTTAGAGAGCTTGCTAGTCAAAACATTAATCTAGCAGAAGCTAACGACTTAGTAGGCGAACGGGCTAAGGGTGCTTTATTGGTCCTTACTGAGCAGATGGGTACCGTAGACCAGCTTACCACTAGCTACGAAAATGCAGAGGGCGCCGCGGCAGCTATGGCCGAGGAAATGATGGATAACACCGCCGGAGCCTTTAAGGAGTTACAAAGCGCAACGGAGGGCGCCCTAATTGAGTTAGGCCAAGCCATTACCGAAAACGAGATATTTAAGAATGTGCTTAAAGGTCTTACCGAAACTATGGGTAAGATTACGAAAGCCATTAGCGGAATGAGCGACGCCCAGCTTTATAACAAGGTTATACTAGGCGGCGTTATTGCTTTGGTACCTATTATTATTACAGCTCTCGGTTCTCTTAGTTTAGCCTTTGGATCTTTGACCGCTGCGATGGGGCCAGTAGGTATAGCTATCGGCGTGGTAGTATTAGCCTACCAAGCTCTTAGAAAAGAGGTAACCAAAAGCGACAAGGTTATTAAGGAGGCTTTAGAAAGTGAAAACTTTATAGAAGCTCAAAATCAACTAAAAGATCGCTTATCGGAAGTAAACAAATTACTTAAGGAACGTAAGGAAGCTTTAGCGCGTGCTACGTCCCCACAAGCACAAGCTGCACAATCAAAGGTAGTAAATGATTTAGAGGCAGAGCGTGTTAAATTACTAGAGGCTTTAAATAAGGTGCAAGAAGAAAACACCATTAGCCAAGAAGAATTTATAAAAGCGCAGAAAGAATACGAAGCAGAGCAGAAAAAAACTATAGAGACTACTAAAAAGTACGAGTCTTCTATTAAAACGGTAGCTAAAGCTTTAGATGTAGATTTATACCCTAGCCAAACAAGAGTAAAAGAATTACTAGATAATAGCTTTACCCAGGTACATAGTAGCAATTTAGCAAGATACCAGCAGGGGCTAAGTAATTTATCGGCACCTCTAACCCAAGCTATAGACTTAACCGCAGGTTTAGGTAGACAAATCGCCGAAGGTTTCGGTAGTGCTATGGCTAATATGGTTATGAGTGTAGACGAGGCGTTTACCTTGTATAACGATATGGTAGACGAGGGAGCTAGCAGAACGGAAGCCTTAACCGCTTCCGTAAATTTATTAGCTGCTAGCTTTATGCAAACATTAGGCGCAGCTATTCAAAGTATAATAGCACAGCTTTTAGCGGCCGTAACAGTAGCAGCGATCCTAGCTGTAGTCTTAAGCTTAGCTACCGGAGGTATAGCAGGTACTAGCTTACAAAGTATAGGTACAGCAATGAAGCTCACTACCTTACCTGCTATGGGTATACCGGGGCTAGCAGAGGGTGGTATAGTTACCGGGCCTACCCTTGCCCTTATTGGGGAAGGTAGAGAGAGCGAGGCAGTAATACCACTTAGCAAGCTTCCGCAAATAGCAGGAGGCGCTGGCGGTGCTGTAGAGGTATACGGACGCCTAAGCGGCCAGGATATACTCTTAAGCACGGAGAAAGCACAAAGAACACGAAGCAGATATAGAGGATTTTAATAGATGGGTGTACTACTTTACAGCGTTTTTAAGAGTGATTACGGGAGCGACTTTACTATTGAAATTCACGATACTGAATTTAGCGGTACTCCTTCCGAATTTAAAACGGACAGCCGAGGCTTTACTTTAGACTACAGCGCAGAAACCGACGATATAGTAAGCCCTATTATAGGCTCAAGCTGTACCGTAGGGATGTACGTAGAAAACGTAAACCAAGAGTTTGACCTAATAAGCAAGCTTAAAGACTACCAAGAGGACCGCTTTTATATTCGGATCTACTCTAGCGAGGACAGCCGCGTAATTGATATAACCGACAATACCGTAAGCAACTTTAATACAAGGGTACAAGCTGACGGGGGAACGGTAGAAAGCACGAGCTGCATAACGCAAGACATAACGGCGCTAGGTGGTGCTAAATTCTATATACCTTCAGTAAGTAGCGATATTTACTGGACCGGTAAGATTACGCAGGATTTAGTAAGTATTGAGGATCAATACTACCCGTACCTCTACGAGATTACAGCTGTAGACGGTATAGGCTTACTAGCTAACTATGAATACCAAACGGCAGGAAATAAAACTTTATTCGAAGTATTTGAAGAGAGTATAAACCTTATAGGGGTAGACCACTTATATAGCGGTACTAACTTTTATTTAAGCACCTGCTTTAATTACTGGGACGTAAACCAAACCTACGACGTAGACGTAGACAGCTCTACTTTAGTACGCTTTAATACGTTAGTGTACCAAATAACTAACGACGACGGAAGCTTTACACAGCCTAAAGCTTTAGATATATTAAAGCAGCTGTGCACCGTTTTTGGTGCTCGTATATACCAGCGTAGGGGTGCTTATGTTCTAGAGCAATATAAAGAACGTGTAGACATAGAATACCGTTACTTTAACTACGATACCCAAGGCGACGAGCTGACGGTAGAAGATCGTATAGACGACGCTACAGTAACGCAAACAAGCTACCAAGGGGCGCGCTTAAATGGAGGTAGCTATAACTTCCTACCGGCGCTTAAGAAAGTAGAAATAACCTATAACCAAGAT